GCTGGACTAGTCATCTAATTCTCTCTAATGTGATTGCTGCAGTTTGCAGGTCTTTTGTACCAGTGACATAAAAATAAAGTTCAATTGATATTGAATTGGCTTCAATAAGTTGAACTACGTTTATATCATCAATAGTTATCCTTGGTTCATATTGTGCAACTCGCTCACGAATCATCCTTTTGACAATAGTCCCAGTAATAGGTGAAAAATTCTCAAATAATAATCCACTTATGTTGACGCCAAATTCGGGATTGAATAATTTTTCATAGTATTTAGTTAATAGGATGCTCTTCAATGATGCCTTGGCTGCGTCAACATCAAACAAACGAACTGCATCATTTGTCCCTGGATGCTTTACAAATCTGTGTGTTAAGTCGGAATATGTAGCCATGGTTTACCTTTTCAAATATTTATGCCACACTGGACGGCCATGGTTGTGCTTTACTACCTTTTACTAGAGTAAACATCTGTCTAGCTTGACTTGACTCTGCCCTATACTCAATGTGTAACCAAACTGATGTATTATTTCTTTCAACAATTAATTTGGTGAATGGTATATTGGAACCCTTTATTTCATTGGCTCTCTTAAGATAATTATTAAAGGTGTCAGTTAATGAAGAACCAACTAATGAAGCAAAGCTAATATCTGCTGCATAACCAAGTAGGTGAGGTGAAGTTTCGGATCCACCATTCGCATCATTGACAGCAACACTTCTTAACATACTGTTAGAGTGAGCATCAGTATATTTTGCCTTCAATGGTTCTACTACATTGATCAGAAGGTTCTTAAGGTTACAAGCAATTTTTGAACCAGTTAATCCACATTGACCATCCAAAGGGAATACCGAAGAGGGTTTAGCACAATCACCTACAGTCCAATTTGTGGTTAATTGGGTCTGGGTAGTTATAGGTAAGGTGAATCCACACTCAGTGACTGGATTATCATCTAATGGTGGTGTTTTAGGTGGAGGTGGAATGTCAAATTTTGGTGGGGTTATAACTTTATCTTCAGTAGTCATTACCGGATCATCAGTAGTGGGTACATCTTCTAATATGAATGCCTCTGACTTTTTCCTATTTGGAACATCAAGAACTAAAGGTTTAGGTGTATAATCAGGTAACCCATCTGCTTGGTCTGGGTCTTCTGAATCATCAAATTTACTTCCAGCTAGGTGTCCGGTGGTGCTAAATTTAGTATTGGAATGTAACCTTATATTTTCAGCTGTCAAGTTGAAATTTCCATCTACATTAAGATAAGCATCACCTTTTACATGAGTGGCAAGATCACCATCAATTTCAAGCTGACAATCACCTTTCATACGAATAGCTATAGTGCCATCGCAGGTTACATAAGCATTACCTTTAATCAGAATGAACCCATCTCTTTCAATGATCTCAACCCCATTGCCTACAATACGATTAACTTGGGTGCCTTTAGCATCAATCTCAGTGAAAGTACCTGTGGTGTGATAGGTGTGTATTCTTTCGGAATTGGGGGTGTCGTCAAATTCCATAATGTGACCCGATTCTGTCTGAATAACATGATTGAAAGGGTAAGATGCGTTATACGGAATTTCGGGTTGATCCCAGGTAACTGTACTATTAGCAATAGGTAATTTCTTTAATTGTTCCAATTCTTTTTCAGAAACGATTGTTTTATCTATTGATTGACCTCTAGCTAACCTACTTGTGTCAGGTTCGTTAATCATATCTTTAGATGGATAAACCCCATTTGGGTCAGTGAAACCTAGTACTGATCCAGCACTTATTTGCTGATTCTTTGTGTTTTGTAATGGACTATTATTAGCATCATACTTTTTGTTGCCTTTAATATTGACATTAGCATCAGCTGCAGGTTGGTTTATGTTTGTATTATTAGGCAATTCAGCTGAAACTTTGCCTGACACCGACCCAGCACATTTTTGATAGTACGTTAAAGCAGATACCCCATTTGCATCACTAGCTGGATCACCTTTCAACAACCCCTTAATGCTTCCTGATCCTGTTAAGTGAGATGCACCTAATAACCCTGCCACTTTATCTGGTGGGGTATCAGCAGTCACCTGACCTTTGTTAGCCATCTTAGCAAAATTGGTTTTAAGGTTATTATCCATAACCTTTTCTTGGGTGGCACCACTTGATTTGAAAGCATCCTTTGATGACATTCCATCTTTCCCAGTCCACGACTCTGGGTGATCAACAGCAGAGTTTCCGTATTTATTGTACGCTTCCCTGGTTACATAACCATTATCAACAAGGACTGCAGCACCTACTTGGTACTTACCTAGGTAATGTAATTTATTTTCAGCTTGATAACCCCCTGAACCTTGCGATTCCAGTTTAGCTATTTGATCCTTGAGGTTTGCTAATTGTTGTTTATCTAGGTTACCTACTCCTGAAGCACCTGCTGTGCCCGGAGCAACCCCACTAGTAAAAGGATTTGTGCTTTCAGGTGCTGCTTTAACTACCTCATTTGTTTTTGTGGGTAACCCAGTTGTATAGTCAATAGCAGTTTCTGGTGTTGTATTATTATCTAAAGGGATTCCAGCTAAGGTACCCATCATGATTGGTTGCTGCTTTGCTTCATCCCTAAAAATAATCATAACCCAGGAACCTTCAACAGGTCCCGTAGGTGATGACCCGATACCTGATATTGCAGCACTAGTTATTGGTTGCAGAGGGGTTGCCCATGGTAAATCACTAGTGGGTAATTGTGATCTATTATCGGTGTGTAGCCCCACCACCCGGACTTGACACCTACCCAATTTTAGAGGGTCATGCCTATTTTCTACTACTCCAGCCCACCAAATATTTTCGCTCATAATATTTTACTCTTTAAACTTTCTCGTATAACTTCAATGATCATCTCATGTTTAGCTGGGGTCACTTTATGATGAATCGAGGTAACCAAATATTTCCCAGTGTAAAATTTATCCATACCATCACTAGCTGCGTCATCAACTTTGGAAGATTTATAAAAGTTGAAGTTTATTGTATCACCTACGTTTATATCAGTCCTGCCATTAACATTAAATTGCATCCTGAACATACCCATTTGACCCAATAAACCTTGTCTAGATGTGGTTTGTTTACCCGCATGATCTATAGAATTAGCAGTCATATTTCTTGAATCTTCAGGTACATATAAAATTTTACCATCTTTGCTGACATCCAGTTTACCAATACACGGAAATTCAGCTAGGTGTTTTGTTTTATCAAAATCAACCTTATAATCATACTTAGTTTTAGTGATTCGTTTGAAGGTTATATCATGAGCCCAAGAAGTTATTGCATAAGCACCATTGGAAATTTGTTTAAGGTGATCAAAGTTATTGTCTAGGGATAATTCTAGAACGGTTTGCATTTCTTCCCCAATATTCCTAATGGTTCCAATATCACCTGCACTATCTCGAGGTACTGTTTGCTTGTAATTATAGGTTAAAGTTGGTGTCTTAGAATATAATGAATCGACTGCACTAAATATATAATTTTTGGGGGTTTCAAAGAACATGAAATTAGAACTTTGTGACATATCTTTCTTAGCTGCTTTGGTGGTTGCATAGGAAATACATTGGAATGGTGTCCACCAATTACTGATGAATTGAAAAGATTTGGTTGATTGCTCTGCAACCACCAGTTTTTGACTATTCAACATAGTTTTTCCAGTGACGATTGACTGGATGATATTGTCGGAAGTCCCAGTGAATGATTTACTTATTTTATTGTTCAAGTCGGAAAAGGTATCAGGTGAGGTTAAGTATAGGTTGTAAACTTGCTTTGATGCATTAGCTATAGCTCGGTCACCCACCTTGTATATTTTAAAGGTCAGTTCTATTAAATTGTCTATGGTGGGTGTTCTGAAGGATATGTATAACCATTCATCACCTAATATAGGAAAAGTGTCAATTAAATTCTCTGAATCAGATAAGGTCAATGTAGCTGAGGATGAATGTGAAAACATATCCTCATAATAGTCAAATTGGATTAAGAATGGTTTAAGGTCTTCAAATTTATCACCATTGAGCAGTATAATCCTCTCTACTACAACCTGTCCTGCGTAATTTAATTTTTCATCCATTATGCACTATTCTTCATCAAACTATCAAACTTAGAGATGAATGAAGATAGATATTGTGGTTTAAAAGCAACTATTAACCTCTTTTTATCATTGATATTTTCTTCATACACCCTATTGGTGATAGGTGTACCATAAAACGCATGATTCCAATCACCTCTATAATCTACATAACGTTCTTCTACCACGTTTCCATGCGGATCTTCATAATGGTGTATATCATATTGCCCAGAGACTCCCCACTTACTATCAATTAATTTATTTAGTTCATTGGAATTAAGTGGCCATTCTGCTTTATAGTCGTACATCTGATTCAACCAAAGAATAACCCAGTGATAATAGGATACACCATATAGTTTATAAGATATAATTTCTGGGGTGTCACCATCAGTCAACATGATAGGATCAACCATTAACTTTAAATCTTCTTTTTTAATCCGTATTCTAATTCTAGTTAAAAGATCAGGTGTTGCTGTTTTAAAGTAATTGGTTGCCGTAGAAAAATCATAATTAATAATTGGAAATTTTGAAAAGAATTTCATTAGTAATAAACCCCCATCTTATCAAACTTACCCTTCGTACTTTCCATGATTTTGTTCCTAGTTAATGGTTCTAGTTCCTTGAAAGCTAAGCTGATGTTGATTGATGTTGGTGCACCATCTAGATCTCTGAAGGTTGACCATTTACTATTAGGTGTATAGTTGACTTCCATTCCCTCAAGAACACAAGTATTGATTTTATTTAGGAAGTGGTTGTTATTATCTAGTACATGATACTCAATATCAAATTCAGCAGGCAATGCCAACCAATTACCGTTTGCTGCACTACCTGTAGTTCCAGCACCCCCCGTTGAAGCAAATTCAGGATGCATATGATACTTTAAAGTATTAACTATAGCTAATACATTATTAAGTTCGTCTTCACTTTTTGGCATAAAGGTCCAATTGAATGTGAAGTGTCTGAAACCTACGCTTTCAAAAGCCTGTTCCATTCTTGGATTCATCTTTCTGCCGGTCAGGTTGGTTAAAAACCCTTCAGATAACCCAGTGTACTCCCCAGTAGATGCTGCTAATTGCCTCATGGTGTTGGCGATCAAATCACCACCAGATGATGCAAATACCTTTGACCATGATTCACCAGCTGCTAATTGACTTAAAGCACCGGTAGCTTGATTGGGTGTGGATGCTTCATTATAATGAACTTGATAACCCGCTCTAACATCATTAGGCATAAACAACCCTATAGCATACTTCATACGTTTACGTTGATTGTTACCTAATAACATATCTTCCATGGTTTTGGTTACTGCACCCACAGCATTCGGATCACCTCCAAGTTTACCTAGTGCTGATCCAACCCCTTTCGCTACACTTTGTTTAAGTTTTTCTAAATCAGCCCCAGTCATCTTAGATGATTGTCCTGATCTTGATGTGTCTATAATTGCACCAGCAAACGAACTTGAACCTATTGTGGTGGTGGTTAGTTCATTAATATAAATCATTACATAATTGGTTTCAGCTTCTGTATTCCCCAATTCTAAAGGATAAATCAGGTGACCAAAATCATTAGTAGTACTTTCACTCATTAAGGCGATGGTTTGTCCTTCGTCTGGTCGGTAACCAATTTGGGAAGCTACACTGTCGGTACTAGTTGCTGGTGGTTCGGGTGCCCATCCACCACCCGATGATTCTACCTGATCACCATAATACCCGCCCCTGAAATCAGGACCTATATTATTAGGAGCTGGAGTTGGGGGTAGAGGGGAATAACCACCACCAGATCTATCAACCTGATCGCCATAATAACCACCCGCATATGATGGAGCTAAATTTTCAGCCATGTAATTTTCTTATAAATAATTGATTGAATGGAATTTACTGTCTAATTATTTATGGCTAAAAGTTACCCAACACCTACAAAATTTATTCCGACTAATCCAGGAAAATACGTGGGTGACGCAACGAATATTATTTCGCGCTCAAGTTGGGAACGTAAAGTAATGAAGTTTTTTGATACTTCACCCAGTATTTTAAGGTGGTCTTCTGAAGAAACTATTATACCTTATTTTAGCCCTGTTGACAAAAAGAATCATAGATATTTTTTAGATTTCACTGTTATGTATAAAACAAGGACGGGTGAAATAAAAAGGGCAATAGTTGAGGTAAAACCTGAAGTGCAAACATTACCTCCTAAGAAACCTAAGAGACAATCAAAAAGATATATTGAGGAAGTTTGCACGTATCAAACCAACAAAGCAAAGTGGTTAGCAGCTGAAGAGTGGGCTAAACAAAAACAATTTTCATTCTTGATTCTGACAGAGAAGCACCTAGGAGTATAATGGCAAGGTTTTTTAAAGAAATACGGAATCACCCAGAGTATAACATGAATAACTCGTGGACGTGGTTCAACCAAAAAGTAAAGGCACTTGCTACTTATCAAGGTATTGGACCTCAAAAATTACTTGGTGAATATCAGGATAGGCAGTCCACTGATATTGAACCAGGTAAGATGTACATGTATCTTTACGATGCAAAATATAAAAATGAACTTCCTTATTTTGATAAATTCCCCCTAGTATTACCTTTCAGTGAAGATGCCCAACATTTTACCGGGTTAAATTTACATTACCTTGAACCTAGGTTGAGAT